CATATAGCATTACCTTTATCTGTTACACCTAACAATCTTCTACCACCAAACTCGGTAGCAGCAGCAGCTAAGTCTCTTTTACTTTGTTCCCAATCCCTGAACTTTTGTCTTGCATCCATATCTGTTTCAGCATCTCTAGCTTCTTTAGATGCAAATGCTTTAAATGTATTCGGCATAGTTATTCCTCCTCTAATCCTGCTAGATGAAAGTTGTAATCTTTTACAAATTTATCCATCAGGTATCTTAATGCTATTGTGTCTGGTGCTACGTTAAATGTATCACTACCACATGCTTTGCTAAATCTTTGCGCCCATACTTTCATGTAACGCGGATGATTAAATATATTTATAGTTTCTATATCTAATATTTGTTTATCAGATTTCGCCATTTTCTATTTCTCTTTCTAATTTTTCTATACAATCAGAACAATACTTAACTAATTCAAATGTAGTTACGTATGCTTTGTTGCAGATTGTACAAGTAAGATTTAACATATCTTTTATGTCATCTTTCATTTCGTTTAATAATTTATTGTATTGTTTATACATCATAGTTACCTTTCCAACAATGTTTACTAGAGTTCCAGTGATGCCATCCATCATTGTAGACTAGCCAAGCTGCGTATCTTGTAGCAACTTCTGGATTATCTCTACTACCTATTATACCAAGCTTATCTTTTAACCAAGCCCAAGTTTTGTCATTAAATTGCCAGAGTCCAACGTCATTCGTACCGTCAGTATTTTGTCCCGTAACTGCAGGCCGTCCACTACTTTCGCAATAGATAACCTTTAATGCACGAACGACATCTTCCTCTTTAAAATAACTTTGTACCAAAGGTATCCATTTTTCAACACTGTACACCACATACTTTGTTTCACGACAACTTTGGTACTCGGTTAATTCAGCAGGTGTCGGTGGTGTTATCCACAAACACGCTGCTAAAATTGTTTCTATCATTAGCTAATGGTAGTTCTAGTAGGTACTTTAGTGCAGTAGTAACTGACAAGTCCCTTGGTTTTAGTAGGCAGTGTGGTTATTTCATAACCTTCTGCTCTTAAGTTAAAGAGTATCCCACCAAATCTATGGCAGTATAACTCTCTTACAAACTCCCAGTTAGTTATAGGGTCTGAGTTCATAAACTCTTCTAATACCCAAGCTACTAACTGTGTTTTGCTTTTAATATAAGAGGGTACAAGTACACCTCTAAATGAACTAGGTATCATACTGATTCTCCATCTAAGTTCCACTCTTTAGGTAGGTCTGAGTTGTCAAGCCACCAAGACTTACGCCACTTACCACTATGTCCTCCGCATATTACAGGGTCATTAGTGCTGCATGTAAAGTCTGGACTTTTCTCTGACCGTTTACTGTTACGGTTGTCGTATACCATCTGTCCACAGAATGGACATTTAAGGTCATCACGATATTTATTTTGTTGTTCCATTTTTTTTACAACTCCTCCTAGTACATCACCTACTGGTTGTACACCAGGCTCTGTACTTTCTATTTCTATACCAACAGATTCTAGCTTTTCTTCTATTGACATGCTATCGAATGACTCTTGTGTCACTACTGTAGGCATATCAGCTAGTTTTTCTATGTACGCAAAGTACAAATCAAGCTGTTCATCTGTCCAATATGTTTTATCAGGATTAAACTTACGCAACTGTGCGTATTGATTAGCAGAACCTAGTATCTTGTTAAGAGTTTCTGGTGACTCTACTTTAGATACTATTGTTGCTACTGTATCAGCTATAAACTGTACATCCTGACTCACGATTCAGTACCTAAGATACTATCCATGATTGCAACAGCTGCAGCTTTATCATCTTTAGACATTTTGTTTTCTTTCAAACGCATATCTACTTTAGTAACTTCTACCATTGCATCTTTGTCTGCTTGTTCCTGAGTGTAACCATCAGGTGCAATAGATGTAGCTTCTTCTTCTGTCTGTTTACTACCAGACCATAGCTCTACACCTAGACCGAACCTCATACATGCACGTTTGAATGCATCAGACTCTGCATCTTTTAGGTTGTTACCATCATTAAACTTAGCATTGCCAAGCTTGAAAGTATCAACATCACCGAAGCCATCATAACTACCCATACCTTCTATGGTTATAGTTCCTTTAGCACCGACTATTCTTTTCTCTCCATTGTGTGTACCGTATACAGGTTCACATGACCAGGAGTATTTAACACCGCTATCACGTAGTCTTTCTACGTAGTTAGCATGTGGTACGTAATCCCCGAACTTACCAGCAGGTGCTTTCTTTACTAGCTCCTGTGGAAATGGGGATAACAAGTCAACGTTATTATTCATAACTATCCTTTCTTTACTTACTTCTGCCGAAGGGCAACAGTGCCGAGGCAGAAGGAAGTTTCTATTCTTCTTCTGTATTCAAGTCTACTAGCTTCGCAATGTTAGTTATACCACGTTCAAGAGGTATTAACTTTACGTCACCTTGGTCGTTAGCAAGTATAACCTGCGGTCTATCACCTAAACCAGAGTATTCTATACTCGTCAACTTCCATTTAGACTTGACAATTAAGTTAGCCATATATTTATTATACTCATGCATCTTCTAAATTTACAAGGTATTCAGCAGTTACGCCTTGACCTGGCTTTGCAAACAACAAGTACTGGCATGGTCTTCCCATACTAGCAAGTTGTTCTTGTGCGTATGTATTGTAGCTTTCTGTACTACCATTAACCCATAAACGTATGTCATTAACATACATTGTTGTAGGTGTATGGAAGTGTCCAGCTACTGCGTAATCAAAGTCAGGCATTAGTTTAGCTGAAGCCAATGCTTTCCAACCTAATAGTTTCTTACCAAAACCATACCAAGGGAAACCACCGTGTCCTCGTACATTATCTCCATGCCATATAAAGAACCTACAGTTTTCACCTAAGTCTGCTATACCAAACCAGTGTTCGTCACCTGTTGGTATACCAAATGATATACGTTTTTCTTTTTCATATATCATTGACATGATTTTGCCTAGCATTCTATCGCTGTTGCTATCAGGATGGTAGTCTTTTCTAGCTCTACCACCTAAGCTACCATGATTACCTATCACCCAAGTAACATCTACTTCCTCAAAGTTAGCAAGTAATATGTCAAAGAATTTTGTCAATATTCTTGGACCGTCTACTGTCACTTGGTTATATAGACTTGCATCTATTAAATGTGATTGACCTGGGAATATAAGTTCACCTTCTACTATGTCACCAGCGACTAGAACTGCACACTTTTTTACTGTGTGTGCATGTCGTTGGAGGTTTGTCAAGGTTACAATCTTATTAGCGTATTCAATTACACGTGCCTCAGCTACCTCTGTGCTATAATCTGGTGTTACTTTCGCAAGTTGTACATCAGATAGTATTGCAACAGCTACCTCTTCATCTTTATTTTTCTTAGAGATTGTAGGTTTAGGTATCTTAGGTTTATCCCACGTCCTTAAGTTAGTATTAACTGCTTCAAGTAAAGCTTCAATTAGGTCAGCTTTTTTATTCTTAGCTTTATCTAATTGTTTTAATAGACGAAGGTTATCTGCTTTGAGTGCTTGAATCTTAAGTGACTCAGCCTCAGCAAACAGTTCGTCTATGTTATCTTTACTTGCCATTGTTATCTAACAAGTTAATAAAATGATTCCTTACTGCGGATTCACTTATCTTGATATTGAAATGTTCTTTAAGTAGTCTAGATACTACATAAGGTTTCAATTGTCTACCAGCAATAACTCTTTCTTCACATCCAAGCCAAAAAGGTTTGGCTTCGTCAGTAATTCTATCGAGTACCTTGCTATGCTTTCCTGTTTCTGCTTCTGACAGCAGTTTATCTATATCTTTCATAGTATTCATTATACTCACACATCTCTGTGTTGTATATATTTAAATAAAATATTATTTGTGGAAAGCCTGCCATGCATTCCCTCACTGTTTCGCGTGCCATGGGTAGGCACACTCACAGCTCCAGATGCCTGTTTCGGCTTCCGCTAGGTAAGCGAAGTGGTGTTCACTATAGGCTGATTGTTGACATCATTTGAAACCTTGTCCGTAGTTCTCCTACGACTCTAGTCCACTTCTAATAAAGACTTAACAGAGAGAAAGGAGGTCTCTGCTCCCTTGCGGGATGACCTTTATCCTTACCACTGTATCACATGTTCAATTTAAGTCCATGTTCCTTTACTTCTTCTATATTTTTAAGGTTTATAATATTGTATTTTCTAACAAGCTTATTTACATCAGCCATTAGATTGAAACCAGATACGTCACCTCTACCACCAAACACATGCATGTCTGATACCCAGATTCTTTTAGCTGGTTGTGTACCTAGCCACTCTAAAGCTGGTCCATCTACAACATTACCGTATCCTGAATATCTATCTAGATACTGTTGATTAACACGTTTACCATTTTTAGCAACAATACGTAAGTCACCTGTATAACCACGGCCATTGTACATAGCAATAGTAACTGCAGGTAACATCTGCATAATTTCTAGGATATCTTCACCATCAAATGACATTGAACCTGATGCGTCAATAAGTATTGTGCCACCAAGCTGTGTCATTTTTTGTTTGAATATCTTTTTATCTATACAGTATCTATTAATGTATTTAGGATTGTAACCAAAGTCAGCAGGTCTGTAAGCTCTGCCGCCTTTAAGTCTAGCTTGTAAGTTAACAGTTAATGGAGGTTGATGTGTAAACATTTCACCCCATTGACCTGTACCACTAGAACTGTTATATAACAATTCATTTATATCTTGTTTGGTACGTTGTTCTAAAGAACCACCACCTAACTCATTAGAATCTTGTGATTCACCACTACCTTCACTTTCTTCTGAAGAAGATGGTTTAGGTTTTGGTTTATATACTTCATCAGGCTCAGGTTTATCTCTGAACATGTCCAGTATTTCACTTAATGATTCTGCATACTTTTGTACTTTACGATAGCTAATAGTTTGACCGTAACCATGATTAGTTATGCTTTGATAATATCTTCTTACTACCTGTTCTGCATATTTAATTTGTTGTTTACGGAAATCAGTGACCGTGTCATCATTTTGTAACATGTTAAAACATGCCGACATAACGACCCACTCATCATTGTATTTATAACTAGCATATCTTCGGTTAGTATCATTGTCTGGTACTTTCCATTTACTAGCTAAACCTAATAGTATTATTTCTGCAATACCTGATTCATAAACTAATTGCATAGTTTCTTGTTGTAATGCATCTAAACACTTTGAAGGTTCGTATAGTGCAAGTTGATTCTCGTATAGAAGATGGTTAACTCTAACCTCTTCTAATACATGAACAGCTTCTGCACGTACACCTGGCTTTAGCTTACCCATAGTCTTCGGACTCCACTTGGCATGACCAAGTTCATGTCTACGTATCATACGACTATGATTGATACCGCATTCCTCACACTCTCTGTCGAGTGGGACTGTCATCTGTCTGTTGAGATTATCTGTAGAACCTTCAGGACTGTTGTTAACAGTACCTATTACTTCCCATTTCTCACCAGTAACAATCTCTGGATATGGATAAGCTTTGCTGTTAGGCACGAGCTAATGTAACAGCATCTATTAATTCTTCTGCTTTGTCTGCAAAGATTAACTTAGCTGCTGTTTCAGGTGAGAAACCTTTCTCTTGTAGTGCAAAGAACTCTGTCCATGCACGTACTGAGATACGTTCTTCATCATCTTCTACCATTGTTGTGTCATTAATTACACCGTGCCACTCATCTGGAAACTTTTCCATTGCTTTAGGGTGTATACTGTCAACATATATTTTCACAGGGAATCTATCTTTTAACGCTAGTGGCAATGATTCAGGTGGACTGTTCGTAGTAGCTACGACTTGAAAGCCTTCAGCTGGACGTACTGTCTCCTTATTATCATTGTTTAATGTCAACATTGCTATGTCTTGGTCATCAAGAATAGCGTGTAGAAATGTCATAGCATCTGGTGAGGCATGGTCTATCTCATTGATAACCAATCTACCACCGTTACGCCATGCTTGAATAGCAATACCATCATGCCATTCAAAGCCACCGTCTTTAGCAGGTTTATAAAAACCTTCTAAGTTAGCAGCTGCTGTATCTTCTGTCATAGTAATCTGATAAACATTAGCTTTACCATCCATATTTAATGGGGTGCTTTGCTTAACAGCACTATATGTTTTACCTGTACCAGGTGGTCCGTATAATAATGTTCTACGTGTCTTACCTAGCACAGATGATATCATCTTCCAACAATCATTGTTGCTCATAGTATCTCCTCTTCATAGTTAGGGACAAATCGACAATAAATATCTATCTGTCCAGTTTTATTTCTTCTTTGTTGTATCTCAAACTTACCTTTGTCTGATAAATGTGTGATATTTTTCTGAGTCATAGACTCAATGTTTGCTTTAACACCACTAATCCACTTGTCTTTAGTAGATATAATGAACCATTGTTCTGGTGATGATAAAAGTATTCTTACTTTGTCATCTGTTAATAGAGTAGGTTGTTTACCTTTTCTATTTGAATATGGTTCGGGTGGTGTAGCAGCTTGCATTCCTTCAGGCATTATCATTGTCTTGCTCCTTTAGGAAATTTTCTGCATCATCGCCAATATGTGAAGCGTGGTGCATTACATTATCAACAGTCATATCAATTAATTTATCCTCATCATCAGCTTTGTTAGCTTGAATAGATGTAGGTTGCATTGCTAACCAATGTTGAAACAAACCAATTTCTACAGCTTGCTCATAAATATCTTCTATATCTTTACGAGTAAACGTTTCTTGGTTTATATACATTGGATTACTGTTAATATAATCAGCCATCATTTCTGCTCGTGCATGAGTTACTATCTCCATACCACGATTAACGGCATTGATTAAGCTATCTGCATATACTTCAACACGATATACTGTATGCGCTTCATCCATGTCCGCTGGAATAAATGACTTATCGTCATTACTATCTTGTGCCATATAGTTAACTACAATATTGTACTTACTAACATTACGTTTTCTAGATGACAGACCTATTACGTCCATATTATTTCCTTTCTTTTATAGTCGACTTCTCTCGAAGGTCAATATTTCCGAGAGAGAAGGAGACATGACTGAGTGGTATGTCGTAGGGCAACGATGTACTCAGTCATATTATCTCCTATAGCTACGTACGTGTAGCCTGTAACACACTGCAAGTCATAGAACAAGTACTCTAGAATATTTGGGCAGTTACTCTGCGTGTGCTACAAGCTACCAATAAGGTAGCTCGCGTTAGTTATTCTAACAAGTTACTTAAGTGTGATATGCTAAACATTCTCATGGTATGTGAGTTAAATTCTATATCACCATCGTTATCTATTTGACTTACCATTGCATCTATCTGTGCAATAGCGTCTTCCATTGTGACATCACCATCAAAATGAAAGTCAACTGATAATATATTCTCATCTATTTTTGTATTACTATCTACGTATTTATATGTCATGTGTAACTCCCATTTATTATTTCTAGCATAGATGATTGATGTTCTTGCTCTACCATACCAAAGTTTTCTATTGGATAATCTGTGCGGTGTGGTTCGGGCAAGTCGTACTCAAACTCATCAAGATGTTTATTAACAATCTCTAATTTGTACATCTCTGCTATGTGTTGTAATAACATAAATGGTTCACCCCATGCACTTTCAAACCATACATTAAGTGTTGTATCGTTTGCTCTGTCAATAGTAGTTTCGCAATCTCCCCATTTAGTTCCCCAATTAAGATACTGCCAGTCATTAGAGTTATCACATTTATATTTTTCTTTAAGTTCATCAAGTACCATATCCATTACTGGTCTACGTGTACCATCTTCATCTTCATACCAGTTACTATATCTAACATCATCGATAGTTATAGCACCAAAATGCATACCTTCAAATTCAGTTGGGGTAGGCATTGTATTGGTCAATGATATTGTATCATCGTCATTGGTAATATCTTTTATTAATTCATCTATGCTGTCTTTACTACCTGTAATAACAACATTATTTTTACACCAGTTAGGCATTAGTTCCTCCTTCTATATATTCTGGATAGCATGGTTCGCAATAGTGTTGGTTGTTAATTAATCCACCACCGTTATGTGTATGTGAATATCTACCACAACCTTCGCATAATAACCAACCACCCATTATTCTTCCTCGTTTATTGTTTCTTTATTTATTTGATATAAGAATGCCTCAAGTATCATTGCACTATGTGTACGTAAATCATCTCGTACTCTATCATTCTTACTCCAGTTAAGTAAGTCTCTTATTAACCATAAGATTATTCTCGTTAACTGTTTGTTGTTTAATAGTTGTAATTTATTTATAGCTTCATCCATAATATTCCTTTCATATGCTATGTGAATTGTGTGCAGATGCACGCAAGACAAATGTAAGCGTGCAGATGCACATAGTATTTAATTAAAAGGGTGAATCATTAAATATATACTCACTTCTAACTAGATTGAGTACATTTAAATCATCATTTATTTTTTCGTCTACCATTCCTTCATGATATGACGTTACTGCGTCAATTATCATTTGGTTTAGCGTTTGTGTTTGTGATGCATTTAGTATCGGTTTAATAACGTCAACTGCTTGCTTTAGTTCTACTATATTTTCCATAGTTTCCTTTCATAGTTATCTTTAGTATACATACACGCCTGACATATCAAGCGTGTATATAATATTTATCTGAATGCTAATCGCATTTGTGTTAACTTGCTTAATGGTCTACGAGATACTTCCCATAAATCCTCGCCTTGCATGTATGCTTGGCTCGCACAGTCAACGTAATGAATGTTAAGTGGATACTTAATTAGTTCACCACTACTATCTCTTTTCGTACCTGGTTTATAGTATGCGTCTTTATGAAAGACTATTGGGTACGTACATACTCTACATATTTTCTTAGTTTTAAATTTAGTCATAACTTAATTCCTTTCTTTGACTAATTACTTTATAGTAAGAACATATTATTTCTTTACGCCTCTTTCTGCGATATGTTCTATAGTACCTACCACGGGAAGCATGATAGGTACTAACAACATACTGTTTAGTATGCGGCTTCTTCAGCCATAACTTCTACAGCAACTTCCTCCTGAACATCTTCGGATAATTCCTTGATGTTACTTGGATGAGTTGGACTGGATTTACTTAACTCCCAGAATGCTTTCTTAGAAACATGTGTAGGAACATTCTTATATTCCTTAGTTTCTTTATCGAATACTGGTGTCCAGACTAGGTCACTCCATTGAGTAATAGTCTCTCCAGATATTGCGCACACTCTAGGTGTCTCCATTAGATTTGCCATAGTATAATCTCCTTTCTTAATCTATTTTATAATTGATTATTTATAGCTGACATACATATATTTTATATATATATCTAAAAGTCTTTCCGACTCTCACGAGTCGGAAGGAAAGACTTTAAGATATGTATAAATTAAAAAGGTTGTTCTTGTATTAGAGTAACCTCTATGGAACATGTATAACATACTCCATGTATCATATCGTGAACTAAGTCGCCACATAAATCACATTCAACCATTATAGTTATCCTTTCTTCGAGACGTTCTCGACTACTTTGTAGTCGGGAGAGAACGTATCATAGTTTATTATATTGTATAGGAAATCATTAGGCAGTAAGGGAACTTAAATAGACTACATACTGTTTTATTTTACAGTATATACTGGTATCTTACCTGACTTCCAGAGGTCTGGAAGGTAAGATACGGTATACTGTAAAAAATTCATGTAGTCAATGTATTAATGGTTAGATTATAGTCTTTGACTACCATATGTTAACCAGACCTGTCTGTATATAGTACGTATGTCTAGAAATATATGCTGGTAATTCTTTATAGAAACCCCAGTAAGTACGGGCGTTAGCGGGCATTAGAGGTAGATGTTTGACTTAACAACTTCTAGTGTCCTTGGGTACTGCCTTTGTCTTTCTAGTGTACTGTCTTGCCAGTCAGCAGCTTTCCGCATCCCGATTGCAACTTCACCTGTAACAAAATACTTGTGTTAAGTGTTTGTAATAAACAAGACTATACCATATAATTCTCACTATACAAACATCTAAAGAAAGATAGTGAAATATGGTAGATACTACCAATAATGTAATCTGTATAGCAGAGGGCTGTCGAAAGAAACTTAAGGGCAAGCAACGTAAATTTTGTTCTCCTACTTGCCAAAAAAGACAGTTTGCAAGAGACAAATACTATAACAAAGAAGATGACATAAAACCTATCAATATAGATAGAAAATCAGACGATGGCGACTATGCTAGTGTTAGAAGAGGTCAGTATTACCGAGCTTTCGTAAGTGAGGGAATAGCTGACACAGTTGCAACAGGCGACATGACGGTAGCTGACGCAGCTTCCATGCTAGGTTGCACGTCTGCTACTGTCTCTCGCATGCTCGCTGCCTACAAGATAGACAGTAAAAACGCTATAGCAGCAGAAGATTGGGAGTTAT